ACTTCTTTAGTTGAACAAATGTACAATGACTTTAAAACTTATGGTTATGACGTTGAAAGATACTGTCATAGAATATATTCCGGAAAAGACAAGAATACTTACAAAAGAATAGTTATTAGTACTTGGCAGTCAATATACAAATTTCAAAGAGATTGGTTTGCAAGATTTGGAGCAGTGTTTGGTGACGAGTGCCATGGCTTTAAGTCTAAGTCATTAACAACTATTATGAATAAGTGTACCGAGGCTGGATATAGATTTGGAACCACCGGTACTTTAGATGGAGCACTAACACATGAACTCGTATTACAAGGATTATTCGGTAAAGTATACCGCGTTACCAGCACAAGAGCCTTACAAGATAACGATACGCTCGCTAAGTTACACATTAGAAGAATCGTACTCGAGTACGAAGACAAAACGAGAAAAGAATTTGGAAAGAAAACTTATCAAGAAGAAATAGAACACATAGTGACATATGAGAAAAGAAATAAGTTCATAAGAAATCTAACTCTAGACCTTAAAGGAAATACGTTAGTCTTATATAATTACGTAGAAAAACATGGAAAGCCATTACATAAACTTATAACGGAGAAAGCACATGAAACTCGCAAGGTTTTTTTCGTGTCTGGACAGACTGAAACTTCTGACAGAGAAGCAATTAGAGGTATTGTGGAAAAGCAGAGGAATGCTATTATAGTAGCCTCACTCGGTACGTTTAGTACAGGTATAAATATAAGGAACCTACATAATATCGTATTCGCTTCTCCATCAAAGTCACAGATACGAGTACTACAAAGTATTGGAAGAGGATTAAGGAAAACAGACGATGGTAAAGAAACAACTCTTTACGACATTGTTGACGACATATCTTGGAAGTCTCGCAAGAACTTTGGTATCTTGCATGCAGATGAAAGACTTAGAATATATGGCCGAGAAAAATTTAACCATAAAACTTATAAAGTACAATTATGAAAAATATAAAGCAATTTAAACTTACTAATAACGAAGAAATAGTCTGCGAAGTCTTAGAGTGGGATACTCAAGACGAAATCGCCGATATTCTTATAAGCAAAACTCTTAGAATAGTAACCGTAGAGGACTATGCAAGAGGATATAAGTTTTTTGCCTTTAGACCCTGGCTGTCTTTTACTGAAGATCCAGAGTCTTTACAAACTCTTAATTCATCTCATGTTGTTGTTGCCTCCAATCCTTCGCCCGATCTTTTAAAGCACTACAAAGCTTGTATATACTCGATAAGGGCAGATTTAAAAAATAGCAATAAGAAGAGAAAAGCTTATATCAATACGGATGAAATAGCACACGCAGTCGAAGAACTGACAGAAGAAGAGATGGACCAATTTTTAGCTGAAAAGTACGGCCACATGGTACGTGAGGACGACATTGATCCAGATTCTGATTTAGGCACTAATATTATTCCGTTTAAGCCAAAGGGTACGTTGCATTAAAAAGGTATATTCCTCCCTCCCCATACTACTCTTATATTCTATCATAAAAATGGGCGTTTGTAAACAAGTATTTTCACGTTTGAAAGAAAAAAATAATCATTTACATTTACACTTTTTTAGTGTATAATATATTATGAAAGGTGGTAAAAATGGCACGTAAAAAAAGCATTCATTACGTCAATAATGCTCAGTTTTCGTCGGCTGTTGTCGATTATGTTACTATCGTAGAACAATCCCGTAACGATGGAACCGAAATTCCAAAAGTACCAGACTATATAGCGCAATGTTTCTTAAGAATTGCGGAAGGTTTATCTCATAAATCTAATTTTATTCGTTATACTTATCGCGAAGAAATGGTAATGGATGCGGTAGAAAATTGTTTGAAGGCTATTGGTAACTATAACCTAGAGGCAGCAACAAGAACTGGAAAGCCAAATGCATTTGCATATTTTACGCAGATAACTTGGTACGCGTTTTTAAGACGTATTACAAAAGAAAAGAAACAACAAGAAATCAAACTTAAATATCTTACAAAATCTGGAGTTGAAAACTTTATCGACGTCGATATGTCTCAAGGCGATGTTGGTCAACAAGTAGCAACACACTTTGTTGATACATTAAGAGACAGAATTGAAAGAGTTAGAACTACTGACAGTGAGATTAAAGAACTCGTAAAAGAAGAAAAGAAAAGAAAAAGGACTAAAGTAGCTGATTCAGACTTAAGTGAATTCATGGCATGAAGATAGCAATACTAAATGATACCCATTGTGGTATACGTAACTCATCAGAAATATTCTTAGCAAATGCAGAAGATTTCTACTCAAATATATTTTTTCCGGAATGCGATAAAAGAGATATAAAACAAATATTGCATTTAGGAGATTATTATGATCACAGAAAGTTTATAAACTTTAAAGCACTTAATCATAATAGAAGAGTGTTCTTAGATCAAGTCAGAAAACGTGGTATGTCTATGGATATTATTCCTGGGAATCACGATACTTATTTTAAGAATACTAATGAGCTTAACTCTTTAAAAGAGTGTTTAGGCCATTACATGAACGAAGTCCATATTATTATGGAACCTACTGTCATGAAATATGATTCTTTAAAAATAGGATTGGTACCGTGGATATGTAACGATAACTACGATCAATGCATGACTTTTATTAAAGAATGTCAAGCTGATTGGATTGGCGCTCATCTAGAACTTACAGGATTCGAGATGATGAGAGGTATTACTAACGTTCATGGTATGAATCCAAAGATCTTTAAAAGATTTGAAATGGTTTTATCAGGTCATTTTCATACGTCATCTAGAAAAGATAATATATGGTACTTAGGTAATCCTATGGAATTCTTTTGGAACGACGCACATGATCCAAAGTACTTTCATATTTTAGATACTGAAACTCGTGAGATAGAAAGAATTAGAAATCCTTATACTATCTTTGAAAAAGTATTATATGACGATGAAAAAAATGATTACAGTAATTTTGACGTGACTAAGTTCAATAAAAAGTTTGTAAAAGTTATTGTGATAAATAAGACTGATCCTTTTACTTTCGATAGATTTATCGATAATATTCAAAATCAAGAGATATATGAACTAAAGATTGCTGAAAACTTTAATGAGTTTATGGGAACTAATGTTGAAGAAGAAAACATGAGTTTTGAAGATACAGCAGAAATAGTTGACTCTTACATTGAAGCAGTCGATACAGATCTAGATAAGAATAAAATTAAAGTTCAAATGCGAGAACTTATGACTGAAGCACAGGCAACTGAAATAGCATGATTATATTTAAAACTATTCGTTATAAAAACTTTTTGTCCTCGGGTAATAGCTTTACAGAAATAGAACTTAACAGAAATAAGTCTACACTTGTTGTGGGTCAAAATGGAGCTGGCAAGTCGACTATGTTAGACGCTTTGTCATTCGCTTTATTTGGTAGGCCTCATAGAAATATCAACAAAAGTAAACTCGTAAATTCTATCAATCAAAAGCAGTGCGTAGTAGAAGTTAAATTTACTATTGGACAATCCAATTTTCATATCATCAGAGGTATAAAACCAACAATCTTTGAGATATGGAAAGACGGCATGATGATTAACCAATCTTCTCATGCCAATGAATATCAAAAGATCCTCGAGTCTAACATCTTGAAACTCAATCATAAGAGTTTCCATCAGGTCGTTGTTCTAGGTTCTTCCTCCTTCATTCCTTTTATGCAACTTAATGCTGGAAATCGTAGGGATGTTATCGAGGATCTTTTAGATATTAACATTTTTTCAAAGATGAATGTTATCTTACGAGAAAAGAATGGCATCTTAAAAGAAAAGATGAAAAAGATCGGTCACGACATAGAGTTAATAAAATCTAAAGTTGATCAACAAACAAAATATATTAGAGACATTACAGCATTAACGGAAGAGAATCGAAAAGAATATGAACATCGGATATCTGGAGCGCAGAATAGCATCGATGAATTACAGGCTAAGAATAGTGAGCTTAGCTTGGGTCTCGACGACGCTATTAAAGAAACCGAAAAAAGGATGGACACTTTACAGGATAGGAGGCAGGGACTATTACTCAGAAGTCAGGATGCACAGACGAGGATTTCCGACGTCGATACCCGCATCTCTTTTTTCGAAGAGAATGAGACGTGTCCCGTATGCGACCAAGCCTTGGCAGACGGGCATAAACATTCTATACTCAGCCAGTGCCAAGAAGAGAAAGATAGGAATAAAGCAACGCTTAAGTCTATTGGAAAAGAAGGAACGGGCGTGGAAGAGGAGATTACAGAGACCAGCGGCATATTACTATCGCTTCGAGATAAAGTATCTAAACTCTCTGAAAACAACAGGGAGATCTCATCATTACAGCGTAACATAGCTGACTATAGAAAATATTTAGATAAAGATGTTTCTGCTGATTTAAACACAGCAAAGAAAGAACTAACTGATTTAAATCAAAACAAAGAAAATATGTTTGAAGAAAAGCTCATGGTCTCCGAGCAGTTTAACTACAATGGTGTCATAGCGGAAATGTTGAAAGATACCGGAATTAAAACTAAGATTATTAAACAGTATCTACCAGCTATCAACAAGTTAGTCAATCAATATCTACAAGTACTTGACTTTTATGTTCAGTTTGATTTAGATGAAAACTTTCAAGAAACTATTAGATCAAGACACAGAGATGATTTTATATACGAGTCATTTAGTGAAGGTGAAAAGCAAAGGATAGATCTATCGTTATTGTTTACTTGGAGACAGATAGCCAAGATGAAAAACTCAGTGGCTACAAACTTATTAATGCTAGATGAAACGTTTGATTCATCATTAGATCATGATGGTATTGAAAACTTATTGAAGATACTTAATATGCTTGACGATGATACAAACACTTTCATCATATCGCATAAAGGAGACATCTTAGATGGAAAATTCGAGTCGAAAATAGAATTTGTAAAAGATCGTAATTTCTCTAAGATGAAAAATTAAATGTTTACAAACACTAAAAAATATTATATAATATACTATCAAAATGAAACAGGAAAGGTTTGTTATGGAACTAAGTGAAAATACCCTACAAGTTCTTAGGAACTTCTCTGGCATTAATCAAAACATGATGATTAGGTCAGGGACTACTATTAAGACTATTAGCGAAGCTCGAAACGTAGTAGCTCGAGCTGACGTTACAGAAGAATTCGCCAAAGATTTTGGAATCTATGATTTAAATGAATTTATTGGCGTTATTGGACTAGTGAATCAACCTAGTCTAACTTTTGAAGATGAATATGTTGTCGTTGCTGACGCAAGCGGAAGATCTAAAGTAAAGTACTTCTATGCTGCCGAAGAAACTTTAACATCTCCTTCAAAAGATGTTACTATGCCAGAGCCAGATGTCAAGTTTACTTTGGACAACGATACTCTAAATCGTCTAAAGAAAGCCGCTTCTACTCTTGGTCATAATGAAGTATCAATTCAAGCAAAAGATGGTGTACTAAGTTTGTCAGTTGTTGAGAACCAAAACGCTACGTCTAATGCTTATTCAATTGATATTGACGGCGAGTTTAAACAGGACGCTGTTTTTAACTTTATATTGAGCATTTCTAATCTTAAGATTCTCCCTGGTGATTATGATGTAGAGATCTCTTCTAAACTAATTACGCAATTCAAGCATAAAGAAATGCCATTGACATATTGGATTGCGCTTGAAAAATCTTCAACTTACGGAGCATAACGTTATGTCGCAAAATATTGAGCAATTAAAAGACCTTACTAATAAGGCATCTAGAAGTACAGTAGCTGTTATTGATGCTGTTACTCAGAGAGGTGGATTTAAAGGTGAAGAACTATCCACCATTGGAGCACTAAGAGACCAGTGCATTCAAATTATCCAGCTGTCTGAACAGATTCAGCAGGAAGAAGCAATGAAAGATTCTAGTGAACAACCCGCACCAGAAGAAAAATCAAAGGCTTCTGAAAAATAGTTTACGTAATGTGTGAATTTTATTATTATTTGTTATGGAGAATACGTAAATGTCAAAAGACTTTTTATGGGTCGAAAAATATCGGCCAACTAAAATACAAGATTGCATATTAGACGAGTCGCTTAAGCAAACCTTCCTTAAGATAGTAAAAAGTGGCGAATTGCCTAATATGTTACTCACCGGCTCTGCCGGCCTGGGTAAAACAACAGTGGCTCGAGCTCTATGTAATGAGCTCGAGCTAGACTATATCTTGATCAATGGTTCTGAAGAAGGTAACATTGACACCTTAAGAACTAAGATTAAACAATTCGCTTCATCTGTATCGCTACAAGGCGGCCTAAAAGTCGTTATTCTCGATGAAGCTGATTATCTAAATCCACAATCTACTCAACCAGCTCTTCGTGCTTTTATTGAAGAGTTTTCTAATAACTGTAGATTTATTCTTACATGTAATTTTAAGAATCGTATCATCGAGCCATTACATTCTCGATGTGGTGTATATGAATTTAATATTGGTGATAAGGCTACGTTATGTGGTGAGTTTATGACTCGTTGTCAGCTGATACTTATCGATGAAGGTATCGTGTGTGCTGACAATCAAGTACTCGCTGATATCATTATGAAACACTTTCCTGATTGGAGGCGTGTTCTTAATGAACTTCAAAGGTTTGGTATTGCCAATGGTTCTATAGATAAAAGTATCTTAGTAAATATTTCTGATACCAATTACGATAATCTTTTCACTCATTTGAAAAATAAAGATTTTAAAAAGATGCGTAATTGGGTTGTAAATAATATAGATACAGATGCAAGCGCAATTTTTAGAGCAATTTATGATAGAATGTCTGACAAGGTATCACCTCAGTCTATTCCTCAACTTGTCTTAATCTTAGCCGATTATCAGTACAAAAATGCGTTTGTTGCAGATCACGAACTTAATGTAGTAGCTTGTTTAACGGAGGTAATGTCAGATGTACAATTCAGCTAATCTTACTTTATACACTCAAAATAACTGTGCCTATTGTAATATTATGAAACAAAAACTTCTTGAATGGGGCTTTGAGTATAGAGAAGTTAACTTAAGTTACGACTTAAAAGCTCGAAGTTTTATGAAAGAGATGAAACTAAGAACGGTTCCACAATTGTTTCGTGATCGCACGCATCTTAATAAAAATGTTGACACAATAGACTTTACAAAAGAACGACTGTTAGAAGAACTAGACTTTGATAACTATCAAGGTGGAGTCGAGTCTTGGGCGTAAAGAGCGCTGCAATAGTTGGAGCTGGAGTCGCTGGAATTACAACCGCGTATTTCTTAGCTAAAGAAGGATACAAGGTCAGAGTTTACGATCCTAATGGTATAGCGTCTCAGTGTAGTTACGCTAATGGTGGTCAACTTTCTGTGTGTAATGCAGAAGTCTGGAACTCTTATGGTAATATAGTTAAAGGTATAAAATGGTTAAGTCAACCTGATGCTCCTCTTGCTTTTAGACCAGACCATTGGTCATGGCCAAAAATAAAATGGATTGCAGGATTTATTGGCGCCACTATTACTAACTCATATAATAAAAATACTAGAAAGACTATTGAATATAGTTTAAGATCTCGTGAGTTGATGGAAGAACTAGTTAAGGAACTTAATTTAGACTATCATCAAAATGAATGTGGCATATTACACATATATAAAAATGAAAAATCATGGAATAAAGCTAGAAAAACTTTAGATAAGTTTAAAGATACAGGTTGGGGTAGAGTAAAAGTTGCTACTGAAGATTTGGCTGGAAAGTACAATATATATTCTAAAGACATTGTAGGTGCCACTTATACTGAAGAAGATTCTGTTGGAGATATTTACACGTTTTGTAATGAATTATCTAAAATGTTAAAAGATAAATATGATTATGCAGTAATTGAACTAGGTGTAGATAAAAAAGATTTACCTAACTTACAAAAAAGATTTGATGAAGTTATCATATGTGCAGGAGCATACACTTCTAAATTAGTGCCAAGTTTAAATATATACCCTATCAAAGGTTATTCTATAACTTACACAGGCAGAGACGCCGAAGACGCGCCATGGACATCGATATTAGATGATGACGCTAAAATAGTAGCATCAACATTTAGTAATCTAACTTTTAGAGTAGCAGGAACTGCTGAACTTGCTGGTTGGAATCATAGTATAAGACAAGACAGAATCAAACCTTTAGTTGATTGGGTACGTGATAATACATTTGTGGATAGCGAAAATTATAAAAAATGGGCTTGTTTAAGACCTATGACTCCTAATATGTTACCAATAATAACTAAAGTAAAAGACCTTTGGATTAACAGCGGAGCAGGACATCTAGGGTGGACAATGGGAATGGCTTTAGCCGAACAATTAGTAAATAGGAGAATGGCATGAAACTAGATATATATAATAGGATAGCTTTGATATTCTTTTCATTATGGATATCGTTTACTGTAACGGCGGCATATGCTGGACAGTGGAATGATAAGCCAGTAATGTGCGAACAAAAAGAAGAATTTGAAACAGTAATGGTTCAAAGAGGTGAAATACTATTTTCACAAGGAGAAATGCTAGCAACCGTAAGAACTAAAGAAGGGTTGTCAGATATTCCAGCTATATTACCATTAAGAATCTATATAAATCCACAAAAGAAAACATTTACTGTAGCTGAGTTTCATAGAGACCATAACACAGTTTGTGTGTTGGCTTTTGGAAATAACTATTCAACACTAGGTGTATCTAGTTAATCAGAAAGACTATATTATGAATCCATTTGAATATGTAAATGCAATAAACTCTACAAAAAAAGATATTATGATAGACGACGTGGCTGAAAAAGCATACGCACCTTTCATGATTAATCGATCTTTGTCTTATTTTGCAGACACTGTACTTGCCGCTAACGAGATGAATAGATATGCTCACGCTGATAATCGCCTCCAATTCGATTTTCTTATAAATATAGTTAGAAAGCGTAAAAGGTTTTCAAAATGGTTTAAACCTGAAACTATCAGTGACGTGGAAACAATAAAAGCTTATTATGGGTATAGCAATGAAAAAGCCCGCCAAGTTTTAAAATTATTCACAGCTGATCAGTTAAATGAATTGAGAAACAAGGTGGCTAAAGGTGGAAAGCAATAACATTATAGAATGGGATTCTAGCAATATGCTAGAAGTAACATTGAACGAGCCAGATGATTTTTTAAAGATCAAAGAAACACTTACTCGAATCGGCGTAGCATCACGCAAAGACAACAAACTATATCAGTCCTGTCATATCCTTCATAAACAAGGTAGATATTTCATAGTACATTTTAAAGAACTCTTTCTATTAGATGGAAAGAAATCTAATTTGGAAGAAAATGATATAGCACGTAGAAACACAATCGCTACGCTCATGAGTGATTGGGGTCTACTAACTGTAGATACCAATAAGAAGCTAGAACCTCTAGCTCCACTCAGGCAGATTAAGATAATTTCTTTCAAAGATAAAAACAAATGGCAACTTTGTCCAAAGTACAATATAGGAAACGGATCAAAGTAAAAAAAAATTTAACGTGAACCGTTTAAATTTGGAAAAAAGTAATTATATATATTATAGGATGCCGGATTGGCCGGGTCCGTTTTTAAACCTTGCTTAACAGGAGGATAATATGACTGGAAACTTTGTATTCCCAAGAAACGCTTTTTTAGGTTTTGATCACATTTTCGATGCATTGCAGGATATTCATACGCATGCAAACGATGGTTACCCACCACATAACGTTGTAAGAGAAGAAGACAATAAGTACATTATTGAAATGGCTGTTGCTGGCTTCAAGAAATCTGACATCGAGATTAAGGTGAAGGAACATATCCTAACTATCGAAGGAAATAGAGATAAACGAAGAGAAGCAGATGCTTACGTGCATAAAGGAATTAGCGCACGTAAATTTGCCAAGTCATTCAGACTGTCCGAATATACGGAAGTGACTGGTGCAGACATGACGGATGGAATCTTAACTGTCAAACTAGAAGTAATTCTACCGGAAGAGAAGCAGCCTCGTACAATTAACATCGACTAATTTAACGAGGAACTAATGACTACAATAGCAATACCAGCATTCGCATGTAAAGCATGTGAAGCTATTTCTTCTTTCTTTAAGAGAGCACTAAAAAACTATCAGTTCGCCAGACAAATGGCTGCTAATAGAGAGATCGCGAGTCAAATGATTCATTTAGGTTTTAATCAGCAAAAAGAGTATGAGCAAATTTTGCAAAAGATGAATGATAGAACCATTGAAGAATACCATTCGAGGTACTAATATGTGGCCCTATACTGAAGAAGAAAATGACTTTTTGTCAAAATAAATCCCCACAGGCGTAGGCGTCAGTCTACGCCTTTTCCATTATAAATAGATATTTAAGGAGTAAAATAATGGATATTGATAAGCTAAGAGAAGAGCTGACTGTAGACGAAGGTTGTAAATACGAAATCTATAAAGACCATCTAGGCTATCCAACTTTTGGTATTGGCCACCTTGTAACTGAGGCTGATCCAGAGAAAGGAATGGAAATTGGTACTCCAGTTTCTGAAGAAAGAGTCATAGAAGTCTTTGAAAGAGATATTGAAATTACTTTAGCCGAATGTCAAAAACTTTACGATGATTGGTCAGATTTACCAGAAGAAGTCCAGCTAATTGTGGCTAACATGATGTTCAACATGGGATTGCCTAGACTTTCTAAGTTTAAAGGTATGAAAGCCGGTGTTGATGCTAAAGACTGGAATAAAGCTGCTGATGAAATGGTTGATTCTAGATGGTATAAACAAGTAACCAATCGAGCTGATAGATTAGTTGAGAGGATGAGAGCCCTTGCCTAACGACGATTTCTTTGATTTTGGTTTTACCGCAGTTACTGAAGATGAACTTGAAGTTGTAACAAAAAAGACTACTGAAGTTGCCTCTGCTAAAGAAGCCGCTGAAACTACGCAAGATAGACTAGATAGACTTTTTAACGCTATAACACCTTTACTTACTAACTTAAAAGCTAATCCAGAGAAAGAGTATATTCTTTGGCCTAACCGTTTAGAAAAGGTAGAGCAATTCGAGGACCACATACAAAAAATTTACCGAGGGTGATTTTTTTGTTTACTTTTCCGTCGAATATGTTATAATATAAACAATGGTAAAGTTTAAACAATTTTTAGAAGAACAATCAGGAAAAGGTTTAACTATCTTTGACATTGATGAAACCATGTTTAAGACTTCTGCTAAGGTTGAAGTTAAAAAAGACGGTAAGACTATAAAGAAACTCGACAATCAGCAATTCAATAATTACAAACTTAAAACTGGCGAGAAGTTTGATTTTGGCCAGTTTACTAACGCTGAAATTTTCAATAAAACTTCTACACCGATCGCAAGAATGATTAACAAAGTTAAGGCTATACTTAAGAACGCAACGAAGAGAGGTTCAAGAGTAATAATTGTTACGGCAAGACCTAACTTTGATAACAAAGATCTTTTTCTAGATACTTTTAGAAATCAAGGAATTGACATAGATAAAATCTATGTTGAAAGAGCTGGCAACCTTGGTACAGGTCCAGCAGCAGAAAACAAGAAAGTTATTTTTAGAAAATATTTAGATCAAAAAATATTCAAAAGAATAAGATTATTTGATGATGCTAAATCTAATCTAAAAGCTTTCTTATCATTACAAAACAACTACCCCGGAGTTAGCTTTGAAGCATTCTTAGCTAAACCAAACGGCTCTGTTTCACGAGTAAGATAAGGAGTAAAAATGAAACCGTTAAAGCACGCACTGGCAGTGCTATCACTGTCACTTTTGTTCTGTTTTCCAGCTTTCGCAGACAAACTGAAAGTTGGCTTCATCTATGTAGGACCAGTTGGAGATCATGGTTGGACTTACATGCATGACAAAGGACGTCAAGCTATTGAAAACGAGTTTGGCGATAAAGTAGAAACTACATATATGGAAAGCGTAAAGTATGGTCCTGAGGCAGAAACAGCCATAAGAAATATGGCTAATGCTGGCATGGACATTATCTTTGCGACTTCTTTTGGTTACATGGAACCAATGTTAAAAGTAGCTAAAGAGTTTCCAAACGTAAAATTTGAACACGCAACTGGCTATAAGACTAATGACAATATGTCAGTATACTCTTCTAAGTTTTATCAAGGAAGATATATTCAAGGTGTTATCGCTGGCCACATGAGTGACAAAGGAAAAGCAGGTTACATTGCATCGTTTCCAATTCCTGAAGTCATCAGAGGAATCAATGCATTTTACTTAGGTGCTGCGTCGGTAAATCCAAAGTTCGATCTTGACATCGTATGGGTTAACACGTGGTATGATCCTGTAAAAGAGTCAGATGCAGCTAAAGTTCTAATTGCTGAAGGCTCAGACATTATCACACAGCATACAGATAGTCCAGCGGCTCTGCAGGCAGCTGAAAAAGCAGGCGTATACGCATTTGGACAGGCTAGTGATATGATTCAATTTGCTCCTAAAGCTCAACTTACTTCTATTATTGATGACTGGGCTCCTTATTACGTGTCAAGAGTTAAGGCAGTAATGGATGGAACGTGGAAGTCATCTGATACATGGGGAGGCATGGACACCGGCATGGTGAAAATGGCACCTATGACTAACATGAATGACGTTCTTGCAGCTCATGCTGAGCAACTGATATATGAAATCAAAAACGGAAAATTTGATCCATTTGGTGGTAAATATACAGAAAAAGAGCTGTTAACCATGAATAAATATGTTAAAGGGATTGATGCAACGGTGCCGCAATAATTACTTTAATATAGGTAAATAATGAATGACAGAAATAAAATAATGTCTCAGGTTGTTAAAAACTTAGAACAAGTATACGATCCTGAAATGCCAAGTATTTCTGTCATTCATCTAGGACTAATATACGATATAGAGATACTAGAAGATAATACTTTAGTTAAAATTACGCACACACTTACAAGCGCTTTTTGTCCAATGGCTGATGAAATAAATCAGAATATACAAAAGGCTGGTATGGTTGAAGGTATAAAAGAGTGCATTGCAAACTGCACGTTTCAACCGCCGTTCAGTATGGACATGGTTCCTGAAGAAACAAAAATGGCAATGGGGTGGCTATAATGAGAAACTTTAAATATTTTACTGAAAACTTTAAATTTTTTCCAGAAGAACCATTAACAAATATATCTATTCCTAGTCCTAATCTGGATCTCGATTCAGCAGTAGAAAAACTAAAAAAGTTAATGTCTACACGGACTCCAGAAAACGAAGAATCTATACGTTTACACGATGAACAACCGTTCTATGCAATAGAAAAATATTGCGAAAAGAATGGATTGATGTTTCATGACAATGAAATGATGGATATTGTAAGAGACGCAAATCCAACCATATATCATTTTAAAAACAAATTCAAACTTACAAGACCGTTTGATCACGATCGAAGTATCGCACCTATGGTAAGTACTACTAACAAAACTTTTTCTTATCCAAGTGGTCACGCCACTCAATCCATGCTGGTAGGTCTATATGTAAGTTCAAAGTTTCCGGAACATAAAGAAGGTGTAATCGAAGCTGCTAAAGAATGTGGATATGGTAGAGTGTTAGCAGGTTGGCACTATATGCAAGATTATACAGCTGGCAATCTTCTTGCTGAAAAAATGTTTCCATTGATGAATAAATCAGACTACGGAAAAGCTCTATCTAAAAATGATAAACTTGACAGAAAACGCTAAAGAATATTTAACAACCACCACTAAAAAAAGTGGTAAGAAATATGCTTACCTTGGAGTCCTTGGTGGTGGATGTTCTGGCTTTCAATATGAATGGCAGATGACAGACGATACAGACAAGGGAGTCTTAATAGAAGACATTCTTGTTTTAGATAAACTAGCCGAGATGTTCGTCATAGGATGTACAGTGGATTATGTACAGGAGTTTGGCGGTTCTTATCTCAAAGTAATAAACCCTAATGCAACTGCACAATGTGGTTGCGGTGAAAGTTTTGCAGTTTAATTTCACTTTTTCCTTTACATTCATCAATTTTTGTGGTATAATACTTATATTATGATGTTCTATACAAATGTTCTAAGATTTAAAAATAATATTCTCTATCGTGGTTATAGCAATGGCGAAAAAGTCATGCGCAAAGACCATTTCAAACCAAAGTTTTATGTAACATCTCAAAAAGATACTGGTGTTTACAGTATTGACGGTAAGCCTGTTGGCTCTGTAACGTTTGAAAGTATGTGGGATGCAAACCAGTGGCTAAAACAAAATATAGATGTTTCAGGTAGAACCATATATGGCAACAAAAAATTTATTCAACAGTACATTACCGATAAGTTTCCAAAAGATATACAATTTAATCGTGACGACATCGATGTAGGTACCTTTGATATTGAAACAGATTATGACAATGGATTTCCTACACCAAGTGAGGCTAGCCAAAAAATTCTGTCTATCACGTATAAATCATCTAAGAGTAAATTATATCGTGTGTGGGGCTATGGCGACTTTAATGAATCAAAATCTTTAATTCAGCCTGTAAGATATTATAAATGTAAAGATGAAGCTGAGTTATTATCAAAGTTTCTTGAATTTTGGTCAAATCCAAAACGTACACCAGACGTGATCACCGGTTGGAATGTTAGGTTCTTTGATATTCCTTACCTTATTGTTCGCGTATCAAAAGTTCTAGGTGTCGGCGAAATATTTAAGTTCTCTCCATGGGGCATGCAACCTGATGCTAGAGACGTACTTAGGCGTGGTAAGTCAGAAACTGTATATGAAATCCCAGGCATTCAGTGTTTAGACTATATGGAATTATTTCAAAAGTTTGGCTACTCTTATGGCCCTCAAGAATCATATGCTCTTAATCATATCGCATACGTAGTTCTTGGCGAAAAGAAACTATCATTTGAAGAATCAGGTTCACTTAAAAATCTTTATAAAGATGATCACCAAAAGTACATTGATTATAATATGAAAGATGTTGACTTAGTCGATCGTCTCGAAGATAAAATGGGTCTTATTACGTTGGCCATGACTATGGCTTATAAAGGTGGTGTTAATTATCAAGACACCTTTGGCGTTACAGCTATATGGGAATCTATTATATATCGAAGACTGAATCAGCAAAATAAAGTAGTTGATATTAACAATGATCCTCCACCAGCAAAACGCGACTTTGCTGGTGGCTATGTTAAAGATCCACAAATTGGTAGACATGATTGGGTAGTATCTTTTGATTTAAATTCTCTATATCCTAACTTAATTGTGCAGTATAATATGTCGCCTGAAACTATTGTCGATCAGTCAGAAGTTGAAGGTGTACAATATTATCTTGCTGGTTCAGCTGTAAAAGGTAATTTTGCAGTTGCAGCCAACGGTTCAAGATACAGAAAAGATGTTGATGGTATTATACCACAAATTATCGAAGAATATTATGATGAACGTGTATCAGTTAAGAAGATGATGCTGGCATCTCAAAAACAAATACAGGAAGGATATAGTTATGATTTGGAAAGGGATATCAACACTTTGGAAAATCGTCAAATGGCTATTAAAATCTTGCTTAATAGCCTTTATGGTGCTCTTGGCAATCGCTATTTTCATTATTTTGATATGAGATTAGCAGAAGGCGTAACTTTATCTGGTCAACTTGCGATTCAATGGGCTGAAAAAGCATTGAACGCATCTATGAATGAGTTGCTAGATACACAAGATGATTATGTTATTGCTATCGATACAGATTCTTTGTATGTAAACTTTGGTCCACTAGTAAAAAAGTTAAATCCAAAAGATCCAGTCAAATGGCTTGATAAAATTTGTAGCGAACACTTTGAACCAGTACTGCAAAAAGCATATACAACGCTATTTGATAATATGAATGCTCATAAAAACAGAATGACTATGGCTCGTGAAGGTATATCCGACAGAGGTATTTGGACTGCAAAGAAAAGATATATTTTAAACGTACACAATAATGAAGGCGTACAATACAAAGAACCTAAACTTAAGATTATGGGCATTGAAGCCATCAAGTCATCTACACCTGAAGTTGTACGTGGTAAGTTCAAAGAAGTATTCAAAATGATTATATCAGGTTCTCAATCCGACACTCAAAAGTTTATTCAAGAGTTTAAAGAAGAGTTTAGGACATTTCAACCTGAGCAAATAGCTTTTCCAAGAAGAGTAAGTAATATATCTGACTGGTATGACAGAAAGACCATATACAAAAAGAGTTGTCCTATACATGTACGTGGTTCTTTACTCTTCAATAAGTACGTCAAAGACGCAAAGTTACAAAATAAATATGAACTAATTACAGGTGGTGATAGAATAAAATTTGTATATTTAAAACTGCCGAACCCCATAAAAGAAAACGTAATATCTTTTCATGAAGCGTTACCAAAAGAACTAAACATACATAAGTATGTCGATCATGATACGCAATTTGAAAAGACTTTTATTGAACCACTTAAACTAATACTGGATGCTGTTGGCTGGCAGACAGAAGAACAAGCAACATTGGAGGACTTTTTTACATGAGTACAAATTGGTTTAAAGACATGCAAGCCATGCATGAAAAATATGGCGTAAATAAATGGATGAGCGATGAAAAGAAATCAGAGTGGTCAAGGCTATCCAAGTTTATGCAATTTCGGCTTGATATGATGCAAGAAGAACTTGATGAAACAAAGAAAGCTTTTGAACAAAAAGACGCGCCAGAGATGGTCGATGGTATTATCGACTTATGTGTTTTCGCCATCGGCACTCTAGAAGTATTTGGAGTAGATGCTAACAAGGCGTGGGATGAAGTATATAAAGCCAATATGGCAAAAAATGTTGGTATTAAAGAAGGTCGACCTAATCCACTTGGATTACCAGATTTGGTAAAACCAGATGGTTGGGAAGGTCCAGTACATGAGGATAATTGTGGAAATATCACTGACTCTTTTCAATAGTATCTTCGATAATAAGACTACGCAAAGGTTAACTTTTAAAGACTTCGATGGCTTTGAAAAGGCTTTGTATGGTTTAGCACAAAGAAGAATTAAATCTAAAAAAGACGCTCCACTTATGTCTCCTGCGCAGTACAAACCTGATACTACTCGCGCAAATGCTAACGTTACGGTATGGGCAGGCTGGTGTGCAGTTGATGTTGATGATTTTGAATTTGAAGGAGACTTGAATGACGCACTTAATGATAGGTTTAGTAATTGGAAGTATGTTTGTTATTCTACTGCTAGTAGTACACAATCTACTCCAAAGTTTCGCCTTGTCTTCCCACTTACAAAAAATGTACAAGCTGAAAAGATTAGACATTTTTGGTATGCTCTCCAAACAGAACTTGGAGACCTGGGAGATAAGCAGACCAAAGACTTTTCTCGCATGTATTATATACCAGCAGAATACGATAATGCTTACAATTTTATTTTTAGTCATGACGGTAATCCTATCGATCCTGATACCTTGATGAGTAAGTATCCCTATCGACAAAAAGGTGGCAATAGTTTTTTTGATAGGTTACCTGAAGATATGCAAAGAGAAATAATTGAACATAGAAAATCCAAATTAGATAATGTGAATGTGAATTGGTCCTCGTATAAGAACTGCCCGTTCCTTCCTAAACAACTCGTACAAGAGTACAAATTAATTACTAACACTGGTTGGTATCATAAGATGTATCAGATAATGGTTGCTATAGCTGGTAGAGCTGTAGAACACAAATATCCAATTACAGCTCAAGAAATTACTATATTATGTAGAGAACTTGATAGCGAAACTGGAAACTGGTACAAGAACAGACCGATGGAAAAGGAGGCAGACCGTGCAATTGAATATGTCTATAGAGGCATTTAACTGCTATAAAGATTTGGATAAAGAATTTTGGTTAAATAGAGCTGAAAAAGAAGCCAAATTAATTTACTCAAAACCAGGGCCAAGACGTGGTAGATCTTTAGAAGAAATCATAAAAACTACAGCATTTGGTCATGCGGCAGAATGTTGGTTAATGAAAAAATATAATTTTAAAGACGACTTAAGACCATATAAAGATCTAATTTATGAAAATGTTCCAGTAGAAGTAAAAGCAGTTAATCATGTTGGCAATGTACCATACATGCTTCAAACTTGTGTAGACTATAAATTAGAGAAGTGGCGTAAGTTTCCAGATATAGTTTATATGTTTATTGGTAACAAATTTAGTGGAGACTATCATTTTCACAAAGCATACAAGTGGAATGCCACAGCATTTCAAGGGATAACGCGTGGTGGATTGTTCGTTTGAGAAAAAAAATTCACTTTTAGGTGATTTTTTTGTTTACAAAGTGATTTTTTTATGGTATAATATACTTATAAAAATTAATAATGAGGAGTTAAATTATGGTACAATTAGAATTATTTACAAATAGCTGGGGTGTTAACTCAGGTTTTAGGAGATTAGCAGATGAGTTACATGCTCTTTTACCAATGCAAGGTAGATGTTCAAAGCCAATGTCTGATAATAAGCATTTAGAAAAGTTTAGAAGAGCTCAAAACGCAGCTTATGACTTCTTTAACAACGGTCTTTGTAACAAAAGAGGATTGTTCATTAGTGTATTTGGTCAAGATATTGACACTTGGAATATTCCTACTTACAAAAGTTTCAGTGGATTTACTAAAGTTAGCTGGGAACAATGGGAGAGCCACATCGAAAAGATTATGACTCCTATTATTATAGCCGCGGCTAAAGAACAAGGAATTAAATAATGAAAAATATGCATAGAAAAGAATCAGTAAAAGTCTTAGAAGAATGTATGCAATTGCAACTTCGCAAGTCTGAAGACTATCAAAGCAGTGGCTCCAATATTACTCAAGCCATGCATTATCGTCGTGGTGTCGATACCATTCATGACATTATCTTAGGCAAAGTTATTCGAGCTACCTCTTTGCTCGAGTCTGGTAATAATCCAAACTTCGAGTCTCTCGAAGATACTTACAAAGATATGATAAACTATTGCTCTTTTGCAGTATCATACATGCGTGGCAAAATGGAAGGTCAATCTACTGGTCACGATATGTTTAACCGGAAAAAATCATGAAAATATTAATCACAGGTCATACTGGCTTTATCGGTCAAAGCTTATGGAAATATCTCAGCGAGTTTAATGATAATCAACTTATGGGTCTTGACGCAAATGACGTCAGGTCCTTTGATATTACAAAAGATAATTTAAGTGATGTCGTAAGTAATAAAGATGAAATTGATTTAGTAATACACCTTGCTGGTATTGGAGGCGTAAGAGAAAGTCTTGAAAATCCTAAGAAATATTGGGACACCAACGTCGAAGGTACTAAAAAAGTACTAAGTTTTTTTAAAAATAATTACGTGTTAGTTGCTAGTTCTAGTTCTCAATATGAACCTCATTTAAATCCATACGCGGCGAGTAAACACTTAATTGAATACATTCCACATAAGCAAGTTTGCTTTATGAGATTTCATACAGTGTATGGTCCTAATCCAAGAGCAAAGATGTTTTTTGATAAATTACTAAATAATGAACTTAAGTACGTTACTAATCATGAAAGAGACTTTATTCATATTGATGATTTATGTACAGCCATAGATACTATAATTACAAATAAGGTTGTTGGTACTATAGATATAGGTACAGGTAATCCAGTTAGAATAGATAAGATAAGACCTGATTTACCAGTTAAGCTTTCTACTGTCGGCGAAAGACAGAGAACCTGTGCGAATACTGCCAAGTTAAAAGCATTAGGCTGGAGACCAAACATTAACGTACGAGATTTTTTGAAGGAGAATGGTTATGAATACAACGCGTGACATTGCTAAATTTTTTATTAATAGTCTTAAAAATGAAGAGTTTGTTACTGATAGAACCGGTCAAAAAACTATTGAAATATTAGGTGCTACATTCTTAGCCGATGAACCAGCGATATTTGGTACTCCAAACGAATCTTACATTGAGATCGAAAAAGCTTGGTATGAAAGTCAGTCGACTAATGTTAATTGGATGTCTGAAACTTATAATAGAAATGTACCTGAAGCGTGGAAGTATGCTGCAAATTCTTATGGTGAAATCAATTCTAATTATGGCCATATAATTTACTCAGATAAATATCATCATCAGTTTGGCAGAGTTCTTGATGAATTGCTTAATAATAAAGACGGTCGTAGAGCTACAATGGTCTACACCAGACCAAGTATATGGGAGGAATACGATGAAGATGGTAAGAATGATTTTATATGTACTAACGCCGTTACTTATTACATTCGTGATGGTAAAATACACTGCGTGGTCCAAATGCGCTCAAACGATGTCGTGTTCGGATATAAAAATGACTATGCTTGGCAGCTTCATGTTTTAAAACAATTAACTGATGAATACAATGCGTGTTCCATGGAAGGAATGGATGTTGGTAATATAATCTGGCAAGTACAAAACTTGCACGTATATGAAAGGCACTTTGATCTTGTCAAATAAATTTAACTTTAGAGTAGATACAAAGCCCGGTGTATGGGATAAGAGATTTTTAAAAGTAGCTGCTGAAGTGGCCACTTGGTCTAAGGATCCATCAACTAAAGTTGGTGCGATCGCTGTAAAAGATAAGAAAGTAATTGCACAAGGGTACAATGGCTTTCCAAAAGGAATAAACGATCTAAGCGATAGATATAACGATAGAGAAACAAAATACAAATATATCGTACATGCTGAAATGAACGTGATATATAACGCTGCAGAAAATGGTGTATCATTACGTGGTTCAGACTTGTACGTTTACGGGCTCCCAGCTTGTAGTGATTGTGCAAGAGGCATTATACAAGTTGGAGTAAATAGAGTCATCATGCCTACGCAAGAACTACCAGATAAATGGAAGAAATCGTGGGAGATGACTGTTGAAATGTTCGACGAGGCTGGTGTGATATGGAACTTTGTAACGTTATAATAGTTGGTCAAAATCCATCTAATGTTGAAAACTCTGGTTCAATAAAACGTCTATGGAAGTGGACTCAATCTTGGGGTCTAGAAAACTGGACATTTATTAACTGCAGTGACGACGTTGGACAAAAATATACCATTGACTACGAAAGATTAAAAGAAGCTTCTACATACGATAAGGTTATCGCACTTGGTAATGTGGCTTCTGACGCTCTTAAAAAAGTTGGTGTAGACCATTTTAAAATGCCGCACCCGTCTGGTTTGAACAGACAGCTCAATGACAAGAGCTTCGAAGAAAGTAAAGTTAAGGAGTGTTATAACTACTTACACTAGAGATTATCGTGAGCTACTCTACTCCAGACAAAACACTCACGCTAATAAACTGATATAAAGGAGAATATAAATGTCTGAAAAAATTAAAGTCGCCATCGTTGGTGTTGGCAACTGCGCAAAATCCCTAGTCGAAGGGATTCAATACTACAAAGAAAATCCAAAAGACACGGTTGGTCTAATGTACGATGATATTGGTGGTTACAAAGCTGCTGATATTGAATTTGTCGTAGGCTTTGACGTGGATAGAAGGAAAGTAAATAAGCCATTGGTAGAAGCTTTAAGAGCTGCTCCTAATTGTGCTATGGATCATGTAACTGAAATTTTAGAAAATGGTTCAAATTCTCAAGGTTGTGTTAAGAGAGGAGCTAAAGTTTATTCTGGTCCAGAAATGGACGGGGTAGCACCTCACATGCTTGACTATCCAGCTGAAGTATCTTTTAGAACTGGTGCTCAGGCTCATATATCTTTTCAAGATATTGTAGATTTACTAGAAGATAATAACGTTGATGTAGTTATCAACTATCTTCCAGTTGGATCTGAAAGAGCTTCTGAATTTTATATGGACGCAGCCATAAAAGCTGGTTGTCATTTTGTAAACTGTATTCCAACTCTAATTTCTACTAAAGATTCACAAAGGGTAGAACAGAAGTTTATTGATGCTGGTTTAACAATCGTAGGATCTGATATGAGATCAGCTTGGGGTGCATCTAGAATGTCTGAAGTACTTCAAGGCGCGATGCTAGACTCTGGTCTTAAAGTAACTCAGCATATTCAAATGAACATGGCTGCAGGTTCTACTCAAGGACAAGAGAATATTAGGACTGGTAGAACTGCCAATACTGATTTCTTAAATATGGCAAAGGTAGAAAGACTGCACAATAAACACGTCTCAAAAGAAAATGTGTTAAAAGGACAAAACACTGTTCGAGATGAAAAGATTGCGGGTAGTACTTTATTTGCTGGTCCATCTTTGACTGTCCAACAAAAGCCGGGAGGTAGGTTTGTAGGTTCAGATCAAAAGATAGCTAACTTTGATATCGTTGGCTATGGATTTGGTGGAGCTAGATATGAACTTACAGCGAGGCTTGCTGTTCAAGACTCTCCGAACTCTGGTGGTGTAGTTGTATCTGCTATCAGGTTCTGTAAAGTAGCTTCTGAAATGGGAATTGTTGGTTATCTTCGTGGTCCATCGGCTTGGACACAAAAGACACCACCACTTCAACTTAAAACAGACGAGGCAAAATTTGAATGTGACATGTTAGCTGCAAGATCTCTTACAGATATTACTGAAGCTCAACATGTAGATAACAATCCATGTGCTAAAAACTTAGCTTACACATTCCAAGCTGGAGAAACAGATTATGAGTAGAAAGCCTTTTGAAAGTTGGGAAGAAATTCCTAAAGGTGTAATCAACTCTTATGATATTGATGGTGTCATATATATGGGTGAAGGTCTAGATGGTTTAAGACCAGGGCCAAGAGATATCGTGATTACTGGCAGATCGGTCGAGACAGAAGTATTGACTAAGAAAATGCTTAGTGATAAAGGTATACATAACCCATTATATATGAACAATAAGAGTAAAGACTGGAATAACAGAGAGCAATCTGGATTTCACAAAGGCTGGACTCTATTTCATCTTGAACAGATTGGATATAGATTTGGTATTCATTACGATGACGATCCAATACAGATCGAAAAGATAAGACAAATGATGCCACATATTCATATCGTTCATGTAAACCATGATTTAGTTCCAAAGGAGTAAATATGTACAATTATGATTGGTGGTCTTACGATAAAGACATTATGAAAGATTTTAATCATTTCTTGAAAAAGATCAACACTCGTGCTTGTATCAATTATGGTTTTATAAATGAAGATTACGTCAATATCAATCGTCACGGCGAAGTCGATCATGGCTTAGGCCGTGACGTTGAGTACTTTCACCCAACAATTACGTTGGATGATAGAATGAGATATATAGGTACTGTTATTGCTCAACAAGATATGTCCCCCTTTAATATCTTAGGCAATGGTATCATATCTCACTTCTACGGAGCACGTGGCTGTCATATGGCAGTCACTGGCTCCAATGATCCAAATGATTGTTTTGTAGATTTTGATAGACTAGCTGATAATGATAAAGAATATCTTAACCATCTTAGACTTAATATCGATAATTCAAAGAGGCTTAAAAAACCAATATGGGGAACTACAGAGCTTCATACTTCTTTACAAGCTGCTTCAAGAAATTATTGTCGTAAAAAGTATGACGATCCAGAAAGAGTATTTCATCCAGTTGACATAGTTGATTGGGTTGCTTCTTTTAGAGATAATGGTACGTACGAAGAACTTTATGAAGCCGATCACATTGGTCAAGCTTATAAGATATTAAGAAAGTTACCGGGTGTTGGTGAATACTATGGATTTCATGGTGCTGCTTCTACGAGCGTTTTACCTCAAATGAAATATTATCATGATGACAAGTTTGTGGCACCAGGGCCAGGGGCAGTTTATACAATAGGTCTTATGTGGCCAAGAGCGCCACGCAAACATTACGCAGAAGCTATTTACTTTTTAAGAGAAAATAGCGATGAGATTGGTCTTACAACTAACGTTGAATTTCACCCAGGCGCTTATAATATAGACATGCCAAATGGAAAGAAGTTATTTAGAGAAGATCAAAAGACTCTTAAATATTACGGTACGGAAGTTCTGTCTTGTCAGTTTGGTATATACTTACAGATTAGAGAAGACGCTAAGATGTGTGCAAAGCGTCAAGTTTCAAGAGCCACTGCACTTACCGATCAGTCTACTTTAGAGGAGTTTATGCAATGAAAGCTATAATGAACTGTCCATTTATTCCTATCGCCACCAGAGTTCAATCTCACAGAGGAGCTCTTGGTGTAATATATGCAGATCAGTTAAAACAAACTGGAGTTGATGTAGAAATCAATTGGGCTGGTAAGATAGAAGACCACAATCAGTTTGATGAGATGTATGTATACCATGGCAGCGACTGGACAGGTGGACTAAACTTTTTTGGTGGAGTTGCAGGATTTCCATACGTTGAAAATACTAGAAACTTTTCACAGTTTAAAGGAAAAGTCTACTCATTAGAAATACCATTTCCACCATATCATGAGATGATAAAAGAGAGAATTGATAGGGCTATGGAAAAAGGTACTGCAATTCTCGACGCATGGAAAGACGTAGATCTAGATAATCTTAAAAGAATGCATGATACTGCAGAAGTTATTAAATATCCAAAGGTCACTAGAAATCTAGTGATAGGTGATAGCCATTCCATTTGCATGTATCGTCCAGAATGGACAGTAAATTCTGTTCCATTTAAAACTTTAAATGGAGCTATAAATAGTGGTCTACATACATTTATAGAAGATGTCGGTAAAATTGAGGATTTTGATAAGCTTGAAGTTTACTTTGGCAATATTGATGTTCGACATCACTTATGTAGAATTGGCGATAATGTAGACGAAAACGTAAAAGACTTAGCCAAAAGGTATGTGGAAGCAGTTGAAGCTGTAGACATAAAAGAAGTTTATATTTACGAGTTATTGCCTATTGAAGATGAATCTAGAAAATTACCAAAGTCTGGTTTCTATAAGAACAAACCTTTTTGGGGAACATGGGAACAACGTAACAGATGCAGGTTATTATTTAGAGATTATATAGAACAGTTTGCTACTCGAGCTAAAATCATAAGATGGACTGACTATTTGTTAAATAAAGAAGGTCAACTAGATTTTAAACACATGGAGATGCCACATTCTATTCACTTATCACGTGGTTCATATCCTCATTGGACTGGTGAAGAAAAGCCAAACACATTAGAGGAGTTTTTTGTATGAAGTACGCAAGTATAGTACCACTAATCGGCGGTGAAACCATCGCCATGCAAAACGTATTTAATAAGAAACCGGAGTATATTTTAAGCTATGAAGCCTTTCAACCAAATGATCAAAACCTTGTGGAGTACTACAAAAGAGAAGTCCCCTACCATCTTCTTAATGGTAATCGGAAACCTGCTCTTCCTTACGTCGACGCTGTTAATACCGTTTGCCCTTGTGCTGGTCTTTCTAGTCTCAATCCTTCAGCCAATTCTGATGCTGCTATTAACGATTGGATGCCTACCACTGCTCGTTACGTTTTGGGCACACTCAAACCTAAAGTATTCTGGGGCGAAAACGCGCCACGATTTGCTTCAAGAATGGGTGAGCCTATTAGAGAAAACCTCAGACGTATTGGGCAAGAAAACGGATATACTTTCAGCATATATAAAACGAAAAGTATCTTACATGGACTCGGACAAGTAAGAGATCGTTCATTTTATTTTTTCTGGAAGGGAAATAAAGTACCTAAACTTGAATATATAAAAAGGAAGCACGAAAGAATTGAGGATACGATTCGTTCCGTGAAACGCAGGTCGAACGACCCAATGAATGTCCTTACTAATTCAAGTGTTCCAAGTGAGAATCCTTTTTACTCATTTGTTCTTAATGAACTTGAGGGAGGGAAATCGCATGCAGAGTTCCAAGATACTTTGCCTTTGTCGATCAACGTATTAACTTATATAGAGTCAAAAACAAAATATGATGTAGTTGCCAAATGGATGTTCAAAAATGGATATGATAAAGAGGCAGCAAAATGCGAAAGAATCCACAAAAAATTAGAGGCAGGTTTAAACTTTATGAGAAAGAACATAGAGTTTCCGAGGAACTATATTGGAGCGTTCGTAGGCCATTTGCCTACTATGCTTACACACCCCGACGAAGACAGGTTCTTAACTATTAGAGAATGTCTATCAATTATGAAATTGCCAGAAGATTTTATGCTTCAAGGCGGTGTCAAAAATGTTAATCATATATGCCAAAATGTGCCAGTAACAACTGCACAAGATATGGCTGAAAATGTTATAAAATTTTGTGATGGAAGATTGGATAACCAACTTATAGAGACAGACTACGCTATGCAAGATAATAAGAGTAAGTCTATAAGAGTTGAAAATAATCCTTTACAACTAGATGAATTTATGTTATAATGTAAACAAAATGGAGATGCGCATGTTTAAATATTACATTGGACTAATATGGAGCCTTGCTTTTTTAGGCGGCTTCTTTAGTGGTCAAAGTCTCGTATTCGCTGCCGATATGGATATTGAGATGTTAAATA